CCCCTCACACTTTACACACGCACCAGCACGGCGTTTTCGACAATTGCGAAGTATTGCAGAACTGCACGCTATGCGGTCTCGTGCATAAACCGCCGACGGTTATGCATCATTCGTGCATACAATGCACGCAGGCTACAATGCCGGCAGCCGAGGAGGCTACCGATGGACATCATCAATACTGACCCGTCGCGCGTGCGTGTGGCGTGGTCGCAGGAACGGGCACGGCTCGAGGAGCAAATCGCAGATTGGGACGACCTCCTGCTCGGGCCCGAAATGGACGACGGCACGCGCGACACGCACGCCGCCATTCGCAGCGATACTGCGAAGGTGCAGGCGCTGCGACATAAACAGCGCTGCGAGGAGGCGCTCGACCATATCCATCTACGCGAGCAGGTCGAGCGCATCGACGACCCGATAGCCAAAGCACGAGCACGCGCCGACCTTGCAGCCGTCGAGGGTAGCCACGGGCCTGCTCAACAATGGACGCGCCTGGCGCTCGAGATGGAACAGGCGAAACGGGCAGAGGAGGAGGCCCGCCGCCGGTCGGCAGAGGAGGTCGGTGCGCCTACAGTCGAGCTCGTGCGTCTGATGCGCGACTTGCTCGAGGCGCCCCAATCGGTGCGGGCAGATATGGCCAGCATTCTGCAGGCTGGCACGCTGCCGGAACACTGGCGCCCATCGCTCGAGACCGTGTTCGACGACGATAGCGGCACCGGCGAAATCTGATGCAGGTACCGTCGTGGCTCGCATCGAGTCGCAAGTCGGCTGCACGCTATGCGGCGGCCGTGCACCGCGACCCGCTCGCACACTTTCTCGGCACGCCGCCGCAGATAGCTCTATGGTCGAATCCGTCGAAGCGGCGCATGCTGCGGACCGGTAATCAGGTCGGAGGCAAGACGACTGCAGCGCTCGTCGAGGCGCTATGGTGGGCAACGCATACGCACCCGTATCGGTCGACGCCGTCGCGCCCCGTGCAAATTTGGTTCGTCTGCGTGAGCTGGACGCAGTCGCTAAACATCCAGCATAAGCTCTGGCGATTGGTTCCGAAAACGGCTCTCACGCCCGACACGCTGCGACGCTACACGCCCGAACGGGGATTCGGGGCGAATGCGCCTGTCGTGACGTTTCTCGACGGGTCGCAGATATGGGTGAAGACAGGCAAGCAGGATGCGCTCGACCAGGCGGGCGGCACGGTCGATTTGGTCTGCTACGACGAGCCACCCAAACGGCAGCGCAACTTTTCGGAACTCGAGCGCCGGCTAACGCGCACGGGCGGCGATTTGGTGCTGACGATGACGCCCATCAATGCCCGCATCGATTGGATTCGCGAGCTCGCAGAGGGCGGCGGCATTACCGACCTGCATTTCAGGTGCACGCCAGAAATGATGCAGCTACCGAACGGCACGACGCTACGAACGGACGCCGGTGAGCTGATGGATGGCGATTGGATAGCGTCGGAACGTCGAAAGGTAATGTCATGGGAGGAGCCTGTCGTCATTGACGGCGAATGGGAAATGCGAGCCGACGGGCAGGTATTCGAGGCATGGAATCACGAGCAGCACGTATTCGCGGGCCTGTATGACCATCCCGACATCGGCCCGAAAGGTCGCCCGGTGCGTCTCGTGCTCGGCATCGACTGGGGCGACGAGTCGCTGCGAACGGCCGCCATCCTATGCGCGGTGCAACGGGGCGACGACCGGAAAGGCATACCGACGCGCGTGTGGGTCGTCGATGAATACGTGCCGAAACATGCGACTACGACTGCGATGGACGCCGACGGCGTGCTCGCGATGCTCGCCCGTCGCGGGCTCCGATGGTCGATGCTCGCGTCGGTGCACGGCGACAAGCGATACACCGATGCGAAAGGTCGCGTAACCAAGAAATCAAACGCACGATTCGAGGCGGCCGTCGCGATGCGCATCGGCACGGCCGGTCGCACCGTGCCTCGAGTACAGTCTGCGAAACGGGGCGCCCGCCGTGGCGCCGGTGCAGTCTGGGCGTCGATTCGTTGGATTCACGAGCGCATGATTACGCCGGGCGGTTTCGCCGTCGACGCTGCGTGCAGCGACACCGTCGAGGCTATCGACACGTGGGACGGCACCGATAGGCATATTGCAAAGGATAGAATCGACGGGCTGCGATATGCGCTCGTCGAGGAATGGGCAGGCGCGGCTCGTGGTTTCATGGCCGGACGTGTCCAGATTCGGTAGGATAGGGCCATGTCATACACTGCACTGCCATCGTCTGCCGTTCCGGTCCGTCATTCGTCTGCCCGTGTCCGGCATACGCGACTGCGTATCCGCATGATGCGCGGCGAATGGCATAGCGATATGCGCCGGCACATTCTCGAATCTGTCGGGCCTATCCGCGCGAAGGCATGGGGACCGGTCATGCTGTCGGCGTGCCCGTTTCGCGACCTGGCGAATGCGGTATCGGTACTCTACGACCGCGACCCGGAAATCTCGCACCGCGACGACACGGTAGCCGCCCTGCAGGTCGCTCGACGATGGCACGACATGCAGGCACGAGCAGGCCTGCAGGCTGCTCAAGTCTGGACCGAAAGCCTGAACGAATGCGGTCGCATGCTGCACGTCGACCCCGAAACGGGGCGAATGGGCCTGCGGATTGTGACGCCCGACCTCCTCGACGGGCGGTCGCATCCTGCTCGACCTGGCAAGCCCGTCGAGGTTCGCGAATGGTGCTATCGGAAGGTCGCCGGTGAATGGCAATGGGTGCAAGAGGTCTGGAACGTCGAGGACGAGCTCGCACCGTATTTTGCCGTGCTGTCGGCAGACGGCGACGATATTACCGGTCAAGTCGAGGGCGTCGTCGAGGGCTGGCCCGATGTCTACCGATGGGCAGACGGGCGGCCGTGGCTCCCGTGGAGCATTACGCATTCGGTCGCCGACCCGCCGTCGCTGTTTAGCCCGTGGCATCGCATCGAGGCCGTCGATGGCACGATGGTCGCCGCACGAAACAGTGCACTGATTGACCATTCGCAGGCGCATGCAGCATGGCCGCAGCGCTGCGTCGCAAACATGCAGCCGGCAGGCATGCAGACACAGGAGGCGACGAACGGGCAGCCCGTGTCGGTCGTCGTGTCCGACCCGACGAGCATCATCGCATGGCAGCCCATCGAGGACGGTATCCAGCCGATGCAGTGGCAGTGGAGCACGGCCGCGCCCATCGGTGAGATGCAGGACGTATACGAACGGCGGCTATCTATGCTCGCACAATCGTGGGGCCTGTCGCCGTCTGATTTGGTGCGCCAGTCCGACGACCCTCGCAGCGGCGTCGCCCTGTCGCTCTCTCGTGCCGGCGTGCGTGAGGTACAGATGCGACGGGCGCCGGTCTACCGACCGCACGACGAAAAGCTCGCAGCGATGACGGCGGCAGCGATGAATCGCCTCGACGGCGGCACGCGCCCCGAAAACGGGTACCGCGTCGCGTATGCGCTTCTGCCGTTGTCCGTCGGTGAGCAGGCGCAAATCGAGCGGGAGACCCTTGCACTGCTCGACCGTGGCCTGCTTTCACCGGCAGAGGCACGGGCGCGGATTCTGGGCGAATCCGTACAGACTGCGACGGCAGCGCTCGCAGGAATCACACAAGCCAGAACCGAGGAGGTATAGGCATGGCAGACGAGACGACGACGACAGAGGCACCGGCACCGAAAGCGCCGGCAGCGAAAGCACCGGCACCGGCTGCAGCACCGCAGGAGGCGACAGCACCTGCAGAGCAGATGGTATCGCTGGCAGCGCTGCGAGAGGCGCATCAAGAACGCGACGCCGCCCTGCACGAGCTCGCAGCCGCACGGGCGGCCGTGCAGTCGCTCACCGACGAGAGAGACCAGGCCGTCACCGGTCTGCGTCGAGCATCGGTGCGCATGGCGACCGGCATCGACGACGACGAAATCGCAGACATGGCGCACCGTCGATGGGCGTCTGCGATGGACGGTGTCGAGCCCGACGCCCGCCTCGACGTGGGTGCATGGTGGTCGCAGACCGCCTCGAGCGACGACGCACGAGCAGCGCTGCCGAAAGCGCTACGGGTCTACCTGCCGACCGTCGAGCAGGAGGCGCCCGCGACGGCGTCTGCACCGGCTGCACGACCTCGCATCGGCACGCCGTCGAATCGCAGCCGCCGTGCACCTGCACCGGGCTCGACGGGCGAAATCACGCCCGCCGATTTGCAGCAAATGTCGAGCGAACAGGCTGCGAGTCTGCGTGCAAACTTCTGGAAATCTGCCGGCGTCACCTGACACCGGTATGGGCGGCAGTGGCATTCTGCACCTGCCGCCGCTACAATACGGGCAGACACGCGGTAGCGAGGAGCCCGCTTCAACACCATAGGAGCCTCAAATGGCTATCACTGGCGACGCGACCTCTACCGTTCCTGCCGGAACACTTCCGTATACCGACAAGCTCGTCGAGACACTGATTCTCGAGGCGGTGCAAGATACATTCATGCTGCCGGCGCACCCGGCTATCGTCGACGTTACCGACGTGGCGCGGTCGCTCAACCCGATGCGCGGTCTGCAACTCACCGGCACCATCAATCTGCAAATCGACGACGCCGCTGCATCGTGGTCGGGTACCAACGAATCGACCGCAGTGTCGAGCCCGACGCAAATCGATCCGACCTACTTCGAAATGTCGGTCGCCAACTACGACGTGGTCTATGGCTCGACCGACGAGCTGCGTCGTCGCGACGCGACTGGCCTCTATAACTGGCCCCGCATTTCGCAGCGCATCGTGCTCGGTTGGATGCTCACCGAAACCGACCTCCTGTGCGACCTGGCAGATTCGATGACGAACATCGTCGGCGCCACGACCGACCCGTGCTCGTGGGACCTGATTCGGGAAGCCCGCGACGAGCTCACCGAAAACGGCGAGCATCCCGTCGGCAACTTTCTGTGTGTTCTGCATACGGCGCAGATGGCGCTCGTGAAAGCCGACATCGAAAGCCGTGGCGGTGCGGTGCAGATGCGTCGCGAGCTTGACGGGCTGCAGATTGCCGGTCGTGGCAACTACGTGGGCACCTACGACGGCATCGACTTTTTCGAGACGAGCCGTATCAACGTGTCGACCGGCGTGTATTCCGGCATGATGGTCGCGCCCGGTGCACTGGGTGTCCTGCGGATTCCGCAGGCGGAATCGACCGTCTCGCAGATGCGCGTGCTCGACATCGGCGGCGGCATGATTACCGTCGAGGAGGTACGCGACGCCGACGACAAGCAGACCCGGTGGGTCGGCGCTGCGACCGTCGGTTTCGGTATCATCCACCAGAGCAAAGCCGTGCGGGTCCGTTCTACCGGTCGCACCTGATTCATCGCAGCCGTCGAGGAGGCGGCACAATCCGAGGAGGAGCTACCATGCTGCAGCCCGAAGTAATCCCAGCCGCCGAAATGGCATCGATGCGCGGTCCGTCGACCCGTCTGCGTGCGACGGTCGGCTGGGATGTCGTCTTGATTCCAGCCAATTGGCAAATCATGATGCACCAGCCGCGCGACGAGGAGCCGCAGGCATGGGTCGTGCCTGACCCGATTTTCGTGCGGCACCAGCCGGGCGTCGCGGGCGTCGCAGAGAAGCGCATCAATGACCCTAAATACGGGCGCATCAAAGTCGGCGACCCGACGAAAGTCTTGGAAGCCTGGCGCACACGGGGCGGTATCGTCGTGCCCCGTGACTACCCGTGCAGTGCATTCGGGCAGGATTTCTCGGGCTTCTGCGTGCGCTGGCCCGGCGTCAACGGCTGGCACCATACGTGGGCCTATGAACGGCCGCCGATGGGCGGTCGTGGTCCGCAGGTCGACACGCTCGCACAGTGCAAGCTGTATGCAGGTTGGGGTCTCGACCTCTTGGGTGGCTGCCCCGAACATATCCTCGACGGCATTCGTGCACGGCACCAGCGGCGCCTCGACATGCTCGAGGGTCGATATGACAAGCCCGGAACGACCGTGCAGCAGATTCGTGCCCTGCAGATGCGTATGCGTGCGATGGGATGGCTGCCGCGTGAGGATAACACGATTCGCCCGAATATCGGCACGCTCGACAGGCAAGCCGATGCCGCCAAATCTGGCGCTGTGCCGGCACACGTCGCAGCCTACCTGCAGACGTTGACACCGGAACAACGGGCGGCCGTGGCGGGCCTGTCGGCACCTGCGACGCCGGCGCCCGATACGCTGCCGGCGCTCGAGCTCGACGCCGCGAAACCTGACACCGACGGAACGGTAACGCTATGACCACAATCGCGACGATGCCGACCGGGCCTGCCCTATTCGTGCGCGGCATCGCTCGCACCGTGTCGTGGGGCGTCTATGACGCCGCAGACGACGCCATTACACCCACGGCCGTCGACGTGCACGTCGAGCGCAACGGGGCAACCGTGGCGACGCTCACCGGCACGCCCGGCGCCGGTAGCGCCTCGACAACTTGGACGCCGCCCGCCTCGACTGCACTTGCCGACGATTACGTGCTCGTGTGGACGATTACCGAAAGCAGCGGCGCCAAAACACTGCGGCGGCAGGTCGCGTCGGTATGCCTGCAGGAGCTTCTGCCCGTCATCCGTATTGCCGACGACATCGTGCCGCGCATGCGGTCGCTCGACCCAAACGCCGCCGACTGTCTGCTCTCACGCACGCCAGCCGATGCTAAGTCGATGATTCTCGACGCGATGCGCGTCGCATTCGATGACATCGAAGACTACCTATATCAACAGGGCAGGCGGTCGCATCTGGTTTTGAACTCAGAAGCGACCCGGAAAGCGCACGCCCTGCACACTATCGAGATTCTGCTCGATTCGGTCGCCGTGTCCATCGGCGGGCATTTCGAATCCATGGCGCAGAAATTTCATCGGCAGTACCGCGACGCCCTGCGAGAAATGGTGCTGCAGTATGCGCCCGCAGACGGCAGCGGCGCCGGTGAGCGCTCGAGGGCGGCAGCGCCCATCATGGCGGGCGGGTCGTGGTCTGCCGGCTACGTCTACGACTATCAGGTCGACGTGCCATCCACACAGGTCGAATACTGATGGGTCGGCGCTACTGGACGCCGCGCCAGGTGCGCACGCGAGCTCGCACACTGCTCGGCACGCTGCTCGGCGCCGACCGCGTGTCGAGGCGCCCGCCGCCGATGCACGGGCTCGTCGCCGATAGCGGCACCGACGCTCGACGGGGCGGGGTATTCGTCGGCATCGAAGAAGGCACGATGTCGCCCATTGACGGGCGCATGGCTGCGTCGCCCGTCACCGACTACCCGTCGACGATGGTGCTCGAGGTTACGCTCGTGACGTCGCTCGCAGCCGCAGACCCTGGCGCCGACCAATACGACGAGCACCTCGACAACATCGCACGAATTCAGGGCATGCTCGCAGACTTTCGCGACGATGCCGGTGAGCGCCTGCCGATTAGCGACATACGATACCGCACCGAATGGCAGGAGGCGCACGGCAGGTTTCTCGTGACGACGTTTAAAGGGTCGGTAATCACACGCACTATTCTCGTCGTGCCCTGATGTCGTTTCGGAAGGTACCGGGCGGTCGCATCGACGCCAGTGCACTGCACCGCTTGGCAGACGGCATCGAGGAGGCGGCACGCCGCACTGCAGCTCGTGTCGTCGACGGGTCTGTTGAGCGCATTGCAGTCGATGCTCGACGCCAGGTGCCGCAGAGGTCGGGGCGGCTGTTTCGCGGCGTGGTCAATCTCGACCGTTCTGCAGGCGACATCGTGCGGCGTGTGACGGGCATTACCGGGCCTGCAGGCCAATACGGTAAATTCGTGTGGTCGTCGCGTGTCGGCGGGTCCGATAAAGGTGCCGTCAAGCCGCGCCACATCATGACGCAGCATTTTCGAAAACCGACGACCGACCTGCGAAAGCAGCTGCCGGTAATCGTCGTCGAGGCAATTGCGAGGGACATCGAAAATGGCTGACGCACTGATTGGCATTGGCATCGACCTGTCGGAGGTCGTCAAGGCTGCCGGGCAGCTCGCATCGACCGTCGAGGGCGACACCGAAAAGGCGCTGCGAGAAATCCAACGGCAGGCCATCAAGTCGGCGAAGAACATCGAGAAGGCCATCAAGGCACAAGCTCGTGAGCAGAAGAAAGCCGCACGAGAGGCAGAACGTGCAGCCCGTCGAGCAGCCGCAGAGGCAGAACGGCAGGCGCAAGAGGCACGAGAGGCAGCGAAAGGCCTGGCAGAGCTTGCAGGCATTTCGGCAGACAAATTCGACAAAGCACGGGCCGTTATGGCGGGCCTTTCGACGCCGTTGGGGCAGGCGGCCGTTGCAGGCACGGCGGCAGCGCTCGCCGTCGCAGGTTTAGCGGCGGCCGTCGTCGGTGCGACCGTCGCTGCGGTATCGCTCACACGAGCAGCCGACGGTCTTATCGACGAGCTGCAGCCGCTGCACGACGTGTTGCAAATCGACGCAGATGCTATCTCGAGCATCGAGGCAGCGAATACAGCGCTCGACGGGGCGGCGGCAGCCGGGCAGGCGCTCGTCGTGCACCTGGCAGAAAAGCTCGCACCTACTGTCGAGCGTGTCGCATTCGTCGTGCTGAAGCTCGGACTAATGGCAGTCGATAGCCTGTCGAATATGCGAATCGGTGCAGAGGCGGTCAACAACGCATTTATTTTCATGGCAAAAGTCGTTCTGCGTGCAGTAGCTACACCGCTGGCGCAGATGATGGATTTCGTCGAGGTGACGAAACAAATCGCACGCGCGACCGGTTTCGACGAGCTCGCAGCCCGTATCGACGGCGTCCAACGGTCGCTGCACGATTTGCCGATGGAATACGTCGTATCGGAATTCGAGGACCTCGAGATAGCGACGAGCGACTACGATGCAGAAGCGAAAAAGCTAATCGGCACCGTCGCGAACCTGCGAAAAGAACAGAAGCGCAAAACCGACGCGACGAGAGAAGCGACAGAGGCAGACAAAGCGGCGGCAGATGCGGCGAAGGCTGCAGAGGCCGCATTTAAGACATACGAGCAGGCGCTCGCAGCCGCCCGCGCACCATTTATCGACCAATCGGAGATAGCGAAACTGCAGCGATTGCAGGAGGCGCTAATCGTGGCGGCAGCCGATGCGAGCCTCACTGCATCGCAGGTCGACGAGCTGTCGGCAGCGCTCGAGCAAGTCGCAGCCCGTATACAGGCGGTGCGACAAGAGCAGGCAGATGCATTCGAGGCAGAACGGGTCGCAGCGGCGACGGCAGCGCTAAACGATTACGAACGCGCACTGCAGGCAGCCCGCGCACCGTTCGTCGACGATTCGGAGGTCGCAAGACTGCAGCAATTGCGACAGGCGCTCGTCGATGCAGGTGCAGGTGCGACGCTATCGGCAGAGCAGACAAGCGACCTCGACGCAGCGCTCGCAGACATCGACGGCCGCATCGCAGAAATCGGGGAGGGTGAACCGACTGCGTTTTCGGGTTTCATTTCGAAAGCGACCGACGCCGCCAAAAAGGCAGGCAGTGCACTGTCGACGATTACGGGCGGTGCGCTCGACGTGTTTGCCAATCCGGCAGCGCTGCTCGGACAAATTGGAGAGGCGGCAGGCCCAAAACAGGCGAAGAAACTGGCGAAGAATCTGGCAGACCAGGCCATCGGATTCGTCGAGGCACTGGCAGACAATCTCGGGCCGTTCGTGTCTGCAATCGTCGAGAAGATACCCGACATCGTGACGGCAATCGCACGGGCTGCACCGAAAATCGTCTTCGAAATCATCAAGGCGATACCGCAGATAGCGATAGCGCTTATCAAGGCAATCGGGCAGGCGATACCCGTGCTCCTGCGGTCAATCGTGCGCCAGGTGCGTCGAGGCATTCGAGAGGCGGTAAGTATCGGGCAGCGGGTACGTCGCAGATTTAGCGACACGCCCGGCCCGGTGCGCGTCAATCGAGAGACGCAGGTATCGGTCGCGCCAGGCGATTACGTCGTCGCCGCTCGCACGATGCAGGGTCTGCGAGCGCAAACGGGCGGCAGTGCACCTGCGAGCACGAGCTCGACGAACGTAGCCGCCACGATGGTGATAGATTTTCGCGACGGTCCGGCACGGCTGGGTGTCGAGCGTGCCACGGCACGAGCCGTCGACCGTCGAGCAATCGGCAGGAACACGACCGGACGTGCGAGGGTCTACTAATGGCGAAAATCTACCACGACCCGGTACTGCAGGGTTTCATCGCACAAGACCCGCTAATCAATGCAGACACGCTGCAGCCGGTCGGCACGAATCCAGAAGATAGCGGCTACGACGTTGCCGACACGGTGCCGGGCACGGCCGTCTACCAATACGGCAGCATCGGCACGACCTCGACGACGGCTGGCGATTTGGGCCCGCGCATGCGTGTCGAAATGCTCGGCGGGCAGACGACCGACTATGAGGTTTTCGTCACCCGTGCCGGCATGCCCGGCAGCGGCGTCGAGGTCGCCGTCGAAATGGACGACGGCAGCGACGGTGCGCACTGGCGAGCGCTCGAGACGCCGCAGGTGCATGCACAAGTCGCAGAGGCACGGCTCGACCGTGGGGGAGATAGCCCGCACAATTGGGCGGGCGTCGACCTTGAAAACGGGCAGGCGCTAATCGTCTGGGCTCGTGCCGGTGTCATTCGTGGCCGTCGCTACGACCTGGCTACCCACGATTGGGCGGCGGCTGCAGTCGTCATCGCAGACCAATCTCGAGCGATGGACGCCGACGGGGCGCAACCGACCGCAGGCGGGCTCGCAGGCGACATCGTCGACGTATTGCGCCTCGATAGCGGGCGGCTGCTCGTCGCGACCATTTTGCAGGGTCCAGCCGCCGACGGTAACGACCTCGCAATCCATTACAGCGACGACGACGGGCTATCGTGGCGGTCGCTCACACTGCAGGGATACGACGTCGTGCTGCCGTTCGCAGTCGGCGTGCAATACACTGCGATGTCGTGGGCGCATTACGACGGGCAGGTGCTGCTCTTGGTTGCTACCACGTGGACCGACGAACAGACGACCCGTAGCGGTTTCGTGCAATACGCGAGCAGCGATTCGGGGCATTCGTTCGATTTCGTCGAAACGTGGAATCAGACGCCGTATCAGACGACGAACCCGAATCGGCCGGACGTCTGCACGACCCTCGACGGCACGTTCGTCGTCGCGTATCACCGTGCCGATAGCGGCATCGAGAAACTGTACGTGCGTCGTGTGCAGTCTCCCTATCTGGCGCTCACTGCCGCCGACGAGCAGCTCGTCGCAGGTGCTGCGACGGCGTCGCTCGACGTGTCGATTTGGTCGACGACCGACGGTGCGGTCTATCTCGGACGGTCGCCTGCCGACCGCGTCGTCGTGTTGCGGTCGCTCGATTCTGGCGCGTCGTGGTCTGAATACGAAACGGGCCTTTCGAGGCTGCCGGGCACGGCTATCGACCGGTTTCGCTGCATTCCTATCGGCCCGCGCGTGCTGTGGACTATCGGCGCCACGGCTGTCAATCTGCGACCCAACCAAGAGCTACTCCTCGCAGAATCGGGCGGGTGGTCGATGGTGCCGATGTCGAGGGTCGCTGCCGGGCATCCTATCGAGCTGCGTGGCTATGGTGGCTCGACGACGATGGGCGATGCCTGCACGTGGTACCCGCTGACCACGCCCGTCGCCGTCGGATGGACGCGCACCGGTGCTGCACCGACGTTTCCGGGTACCGGTGCATTCCGCCTGCCGATTACCGGGCAGGTTTATTGGGCTCGAGCATTTGGCACTGCACCGCCCGACGACGGGCTCGTCGTGCATTTTGAGCTCGCGACGAGCGTAACGTCGGCGACGACGGCGGCACCGACGTTGGGCGTCAACGTCATCTGCGGCGACGGTAGCGTCGCCGACTTGAACGTGCAGTGCAGATTCGCGAACGGCGAAATCGGCATCTACGACGCGAACGCATCGCTCGCCGTCGTCGGCACCATCGCTATCGACTGCACCGTGCGACGGGTCTATCGGTTGGGCGTCCGGTACACCGGCGCCGGCAACAACGTGACCCTATACGGTCGCGATGCCGGGTCGGAATACTGGCAGCGCCTGATAACGGGCACGCTCACACGAAACACGACGACGCCACAATCGTCGCAGGTCGTTTGGGGCAACCATGCGACCGGGCAGACATCGGAATGGTATTTCTTGGGTGCGACTGTGCACGACGGTTTCGGCATCGGCAACGCGACGACCGACTCTCTCGCGAATGGTCTTGTCATCGAAAAAGCGCCGCATAGCCTGCCCGGTGCGCCGCTGCCGTCGTATCCGGGGCGGCTGCATCTACGGGGCGACGGGTACCTGCGAGGGCGGGACGGGCCTGGCGCCCGTGGCGATTTGTGGAACATTGAGCCCGATAGTCGATACCCGGTGCGTAATCTGCTCACACGCTCACCGCAGGAACAGGCCCGCACGGCGACCGACGGCACGGCGCACCGCTATACGTGGGCGCCTCGAGGCGGCACCGTCGAGCATCACCCGGGCGGCGCTGCGGTCGGATGGGGCGTCGTCGGTGCGAACTTTCGATACCTGCGGCTGCGTGCGGGTAGCGCCGGTGCGATGTCGGTGCTCGGCACGCTCGACCTCGCATCGGGTCTTACGTCGCTGCCCTACACCCGCACGGGCGATACTATCCGGGTAAACACGGGCGCCGCAGGCGGGCTCGTGCGACCGCGTGACGTCGTGCGCGGTACCGTCGCGACGAACGCAGGCGACCGATACCGCATCGTGCGGGCTACTTCGGGGGTGTGGCGCGACGGGTCTGCGGCAGCGACCCTGCAGGTCGATGGCGCACCTGCAGGCACGGCGTCGGGTACCCTCGACATCTGGCGCCCCGACGGGGCGGCCGTGTTGCTCGGATACACGACCGCGCACCCGTTTTGGGGCGTCTCTCACGCAGCCGACCAAACGGTCGACGACGATTACCGCGTCGGTCGACTATTCGTCGGTCCGGCTATCGTTTTGGGCCAGCGATGGTCGAAAGGTCGTGCGACGACCTATGCGCCGCAGGTCGATGCCGTCGAGATACCCGGTGCGTATGCCGCACGCGAGCTCGCACCGATGCAGCGCCTGTATTCCGTCGGATGGACGGAAGGAACCCCGACCTATTGGGGCAGCGACCCGTCGTATCAGGAGGCGGGCGGCATGCCTGTCGCGATGGTCGGCGACCTGTCACCGGTCGAGACCTTGACGGCCGAAATCGGCGGCGGGCGTGTTCCGGTGCTGATGCTCTCACGCATCGAGCACGACCCCGACGCGACGGCCGCAGAGGTCGTGCAGTGCATCGGCCGTGAGAAAATCGTATATGGTCGCCTCGAGGGCACGCCCATCATCGAAGACATCGACGGCGACGAAGCGCATAGCGCCGTGCAGCGCGTGTCGGGTCTCGAGCTTGTCGAGGAGGTATAGCCGTGCGGCTACTGCTCGCGATTCAAGGGTCGACCGGTGCGCATTACTACACCGACGGCACGGCGATAACGGTTACCGACCGCGAAACCGGGCAGGCCCGTCGATACGTGCCGGGTCTGCAGGTCGCCGGCGATGCTCTACTGCAGTCGATGTCGTTCCTTTCGACCGACGCAGGTGCACGTCGCCTGCCGTTCGACGTCGTCGCGCCTGGCGTATTGACCCTCGCAGGTCGTGCGGAGCTATCGCGACTGCTCGACGACGACGACGACCACGCAGACCGCGAAACAGTAGCGGCGGGCGTGCTCACCGACATCGTCGTCGACGTGCACCGATGGTCTGCCGTCATCGAGGAGGATACCGTCGACGACCGTGGGCTGCTCCTCGACGAGCTCGCAGCCGTCGACCCGTCGACCTTTCCACGCACCGACGCGCAACGAATCGCAGACGGCGACCCGGCATTCGTGTCGAGCACGCACGGGTTCGACCCTCGCATCATCGGCGCCCCGTATCCGGTCTGCATCGGCTACCCTGGCACGCTGCAGGATACTTTTGCGCCTGTCGGCGGCATCTACCAGACGGCGACCATCGGCGGGCCTGGTCTCGTCGTCGAAATGGCGACGACGCCGCAGATAGCGAACGCAGCCGATACTCGCGTGCTCGTGTCCGATGGATGGGTCGACGCGACGCACGTGCAGCACACGACCGACGACCCCGTCGCAGGCATCAAGAAAACAAGCCGCCGCCCGGTGCTGCGAATCCACGATGCTCGAGGGCGTCGCGTGTCGGCGATTGGTATGGCTTTGCTGCCGCAGGTCGACGCGGAGCATTGGATAGCGTGGGATTCCGCAGACGGCGGCGGCATCGACGACCCGTACAGTACCGACACGGTACTGCGGCGCATGGATTCAGTAATCAGATGGGCGCTCGACCGGTCGACGTTGCGGGTCGATTACGCCATGCTGCACCATTTGTCGGCATTTCGCGGGCTGCTCGTCGATACCGTGCTCACCGCTCAAACGCGCCCGTGGGAATGGTTGACGTCGCAGGTGCTGCCGCTTCTGCCGGTGTCGGTCGTCAACGGACCGCGCGGGCTCTATTTGTGGCCATGGCTGCCGGCGCTGTCGAATCTCGACTGCTCGCACGAGCTCGAGGTCGGTCGCAACTGCAGCCGCCTCGACGCATGGCAGGTCGTGCCGCTGCCGGGCGTGTCGCGCGTGACGGTCGCCTATTGCCTCGACGCCAGGTCGGGGGCGCTGGCTAACCGGTGGACCCTCGCAGGGCGGCGGCTGCCGACGGACGACCCGCAGACCGTCGGGCTCGACCCGTGGGCCCGCCGTGCCGGTGTCAATCGCACCGGGCAGGAGGCGGTCGTCGAGGCGCCCATCGTCTGCGACGCAGCGACCGCACAAGCAATCGCACGCATGCAGGTGCAGGTCGCCTGCCGCCCTCAATACCTGGCACAAATCGTCGCAGCCCGCGACGACGACCTCCTGCCGGGTAGTCTGGTGCGTATCATCGATACAGGCATGGCCGTCGATGCCGTGGCACAAGTCGAGGGCGTGCGGTACACTGGAAACGCCAGAGCAATTTATGACGTGCGCGCATGGGCGGGCGTCGGGAAGGAGTAGCGATGTCGCACCAAATCAATCTCACCGACGGCGTCGCGATGCTCGTCGACGGCAGCGGAACACCAAACGAATTCCACATCACGCCGACCGTCGGCGATGTGAATGCCAACAACACGAGCGAGGTCGAGGTTTATCTGCATCGAGGCAAGGTGCAGACCGACGGCGCCGGGACCCGTTTGGCCGACGAGGAGCTCGCAGAAGCGACTTTCACTATCGGCATCAAATCCGACGGGCTCGCAGACGGTGTCAACTTCCCCACGCTCGTCGAATGGATGCGCGGCGGCACGTCGGCTGCGATTACGGCGGCAGGCTGGACGTCGACCACGACCCGCACCGGCGACGAGCACCGCACGCTGCATTTCGATTGGTACCCCGACGGCACCGGCACCGGGAAGACATACTATCGGTACGCTGACGCGCTTATCACCGTCGCACCGTCTGCAGAGGGTCGCCCGACATCGGTGTCGGTGACTGTCAAGAGCACGACCGCACCGCGACCGACTGTCAACTACGTGCCCTGATTCCTGATTGACGCAGCCGAGGAGGCATCGTGTCGACTATTCGCCTTTCGCTCTTTGCCATCAATGTCACGCTGCCGGCGCTCGCAAAACGTGCACCGGTCGCGTATGCCTACCTGCTACACGCCCTCGACGCGGGCGTCGACCTTGACGTGCCGCTCGTGCCGTCGGCGCTCGACGACATCGAGCAGGCCTGCACCGGCTATGCCGAACGCTGCGAAATCGCAGGCGACGGCGTGCGAGGGCAGGCGCATATCGTCGAGCTGCAGGCCCGCGTGCTCGCAGCGGCTGGCTACAGCACCGGCAGCGACGACGACGGGTTCGACGACACCGTGCAGGCGCTTGTCGAGCAGGATGGCGAAAACCCTCCGGTGCCCTCGCAGAGCTAATCTGTGAGGGATGGCAGAATCTCGGCCGACCGTCGGCTATCTTCGAACTACCGAAACACGAAATCGACCTCCTGTTAGCTGCCCGGCGGCACCTGTCTCTCGTGAAGGCGCTGCACTCCGACGACCCCAAGACCAAACAGTCTGCATATCTGGAGTATTTCTACAATGCGCACCATCTACGTCGAATCTGACCGCACCGCGACTCTCGACGAGCTGCGAAACGGCAATATCATCGCCCTCGCAGCCGGCGTCGACCTGGTACTGCCGTCGCCGTCGAGCCGTTTCACCGCTTTCACTGTCAAGGCACTGGGCGCGAGCTGCACCATCCAAAGCGACGCCGGCATCGAAAACACGTCGCACGCCGTCGTGACGACCGCTATCGCTCTCACCGACGGCGACGCGATGCAATTCTTCAGCTATCAGGACGTCGCAGCCGGCACGCAGTCGGCATACCGACTCGGGGCGGTGGGCTAATGGCAGACGTCACGCTCGACCGTCGCGTGCCGTGGCTCACCGACATCGTGTTGACCACGACCGCAAAAGAGGTCGCCATTCCGACCGGCGTGTATTCGCTGGCATGCGTCGAGGATTTTAATCACCTCGAATACAGCATCGACGGCACGACCTATGCGGCCGTGTCATCGTCGGCAGGTTTCATCGTGTGGAGCGATGCGACGGGTAACGGCGGGTCGGTGTACCTGCGTCTCTCGTCGGGCGGCCCGGTTACGCATCCATTCCTTTCGCGGAATCACCTATGAGAACCGGCGCCACACGACTGCACCTGCCCGGCACGGGCCTGTCGTCGGGCGGCGGCGGCGGCGGCACCGAACCGGGCCTAACGGTTACCGACCGCGTCGACGGTGAGGCCTACAACGTGACGGCGGGCGCCAGGTCGCTCGTTATTTCGAATCCCGACGGGGCTACCCTGTCGACGACCGTGGAACGTGCGAGCGACGGTTCGTCGGTACTGGTGAGCAACGCAGGCACGACGTCGCCGTCTTGGAATGCGCCGACCGGCAGCGACGACGGCGACGCGGTGCAGGTGCGCGTGCTCGCGACCCTCGCAGGCTTGTCGACGTCGGTATCGTTTACCGAACGCATCGCCGGCACCGGTGAAGCGGCGGCCGTGACTGCACCTGCAGACACGTCGCAGGGCGTCGCGTCGGGCGACCCGTTTTCGGCCGTGACTTTCGGCGCCTTCACAGACCCCGATGGTCGCATCGACGCATCGCAATACGTCGCGACGACGACCAATGCTGCCGGGTCGACCGCTTGGAGCGGTACCGGTCTGGGGCCCTACACTGCGTCGGGTGGCGCCGACGGCGATGCCGGCGTGCTCACACTCACCGCCCGCGACAGTGCAGGCAACGAGCTCGCGACGGCCGTGCATAGCTACAGTCGAGCCGAAAACGTGCCGACGGTAGAAACGGTGCATTCCGTCGATTGGGCGGCACTATGGGTCGCGAACGGCAGCACCGACGTCGACCTCTCGTCGCCTGGCACGTACACGCTCGACGGCACCGACTACGTCGTCGACCGAAATGGCGCTGCGATTACTGCGACGCTCACCAGTAGCGGTCTGCATCTGGTGCAGACTTCTGCAGTGAATTTCACATACTCTATTGCACTGGCGACCAACAAGGCGACCGTCATCGAGGATTATGTCGTATTGACTGCAGACGTTTCGGCGACAGTGTCGAGCCGCACGTCGGGCACGGCTGGCAACGGCGCATATGCCGTCGGGTACCACACGACGACGACGTGGGGAACGACGCCGGGTAACAATGCCATCGGCGCCGGTGTACGCATCCAGAACAATAGCCAACAACAACGCACGACGATTGTGCGCAACAATACGTCGTATGCCGCAACGAATACGCAGTCGCCTAAAGTCGTGCCGTTCACTTCGCACAATCGATGGTATGCGACGGGCACCGACTATACGGCCGCCTACGATACGACGGCATTCGATGCGGCGACGCTCGTGCCGACCGGTATGCTGAAGACGAATGCGACTTACAGTCTCTCGAATACGTCGCTGCCTTTTCAGCATGCGTACCGGTCGCAGGCGCACCCGTTTGTATGGTGCACCGGGAATGCAAATCTCGACCTCGACTTGCTTGTAACGGCGACCACTTGGCTCGCATGGCCGACGGGTGGATGATGTCTGACGACCTGCAAATTATTGATACTTGGAACTTCGAAACACAGCAGCCCGGGTTCGTCGTGCACGGTGAGCTCGCACCCGAGCAGGTCTTGACGGCCGCCGTCGGTGAGCACGTCATTATCGTGACGTGCCGCACGACCGCAGACATCGACCCCATCGTCGCGGATTTCGACGCAGCATCTGCGTCGAGCCCGTCTGCCGGTGACTCTCGCGAAATCGCTCGACCGATTGTGCAGCATATCGCAGACGGCGGCGGGTGATGGCGACGGTGCGCCGGATACGACGCGGTGAGCCCGGTTACGGTCGCAAGAAATTCGTGGCGACCGGCACCTATCAGGGCAAGCCGTATACGGTCCGTTTCGGCGACCCCGATATGGAAATCAGACGCGACGACCCGAAACGTCGTAAGGCATTCCGCGACCGAATGGGCTGCGACGAGCCAGGCCCGCCCAACAAGGCGCGATATTGGTCGTGCAAGTTTTGGTCGACGACGCCGGTATCGGAACTTTTGAACGGGTGAATCATGGCGAAATACCGATGGTCGAAACGTAGTCTGCAGCGCCTCGACGACGTCGAGCAGTCGCTCGTGCGTTTAATGACGGCCGCCATCGCCGACGAGCGATGCCCGTGCGACGTGACGGTAATCGAGGGTCATCGGACGATGGCACGCCAGGCAGAGCTATACGCTCGAGGTCGGACTGCACCGGGCCCGCGCGTGACTAATGCACGACCTGGTCAATCGAGACACAACTCGATGCCCTCGCAGGCCGTCGACGTCGGACCGTGCGACCGTCGTGGAGACCCGTTGTGGAACGATAGGGAACTATTCGACGCATTCGGCTCGCACGTCGAAACCGTCGCAGACGAGCTCGGCATCGCCGTGACGTGGGGCGGTCGGTTTTCATGGGGCTATGACGGTGCGCACTTCGAACTGCAGGAGAAATAATGCAGAACAGAAATCCGGTCGTGCGAATCCTCGCATGCGCTGCTCGTGGCGACGTCGATGGTGCCGTGCGTGCCCTTGACCGTCTGACACCGTGGAAAGGTTTTGCAGAGGTCGCAGCCGACGTCGCAGGCCCGCCGCTCGTGCGTGCGCTTGTCGACGCCCTGCAGGATGGTCGCGAAATCATCGCCGCAGAGCTGCGAGCGCTCGCAGACGAGCTGGACGCCACGACCTGATGATGCTTCTCCTGCTATCGGTGCTGCTCGCATCTGCGCAGGAGGCGGCAGCCGTCGAGGTCGTCGCGCAACCGATGGGCGACTTCTGGGCTGCATTAATGGGCGGCGGCGGCGGTGCTATCACTGCAGGGTCTGCCGCATTTTGGATGCTGAAACGGGTCGTCGGCACCATCGTCGACGAGAAATGCGCCGGCATGCAGGCGGCCGTCGATACAATGCGAACACGAGTGCAGGCTATCGAGGAGGCAGCCGCAGCACCGACCGCCCCGGCTGCCGCCGTGGCTACACTGCGAGCAGAGCACGGCGTGCTCTTGTCTCGTCTGCGGGAGGATTTGGACGATGCCAAACGAAACACAAGACGAGAAAACCGCGCCATTCGCGAGGAGGTCGCGCAACGGCTCGACCGACTTGCAGACCGCATCGAGGCGCCGAAACGGTGAGGCCTGGCGGTCGCGGGCTGCTCGACTGCTACGCGACGAGGCTCGCAGCATACGGGCGTCGATAGGCGCTGCGTGAAAATGCCGGACGGGGCACGGTGCACAAAATGAAACGACCCGTTCCTATGGTTTGAGATTCTGTGTGCCCCGTCCGACGAGAAATTAGGTAACCAGTGCACGCCCGGCGTCGGTGACTTCACCCGACGGTGCGAGGTAGCCACGTGCGACGAGCGCCTGCTCCGTGCGCAGATTCAACGGCGCCGATGCATCGTCGAGGCGCATACGCAGGCCCGCTATCTGCGTCGCCGACGGCGTGCGGCTGCGTCGGTGCGCGTGCTTCTGCCGCATGCGTCGCATTTCGGCCCGGATGACGTTGCGAGCTCGCAGCGCTGCGAGCAGGCAGGATGCCTCTCCTTTCGTGAGGGTCGAGAGGTCGCGCGTCAATCCCATCGACCGCAGACCGCTAATCTGCCGTTCTGAGGCTTGCCGGCGTCTCCATTCGGC